TGCACCAATAAATTTAACATCATCATTAAATGTAGAAACACCTGATACATTTAAGTTATCTAATTCAGTATGTCCAGTAACATCTAGACCACCTTGACTTATACTTATTTCATCAGCTATATTTAATGATGCTATTGTTGCTACACCAGTTGGAGCATGAATACCATTATTAAAAGTAGCAACTCCATCAAATCTAGCTGCTCCAAGAAAAGTTGAAAGTCCCGTTATCTGTAAATCAGTAAACGTATTGGGTGCATTTGTAATTGCAGATTCTATAGTTGCCGTTGTTGTGGCATCCAGAGATGCAATATTTTGTAATTCTCTAGCAGCAGTAATAACTGTAGTCGCACCCATTGCGATTGATTCAGTGGCAACAAAACTAGGTGCAGTTGATACTCCACTAAAATTTACTTCACCAAGATCTAAGTGAGA